AGCCGCTCGCATAGTCCGCACCGCGTATCGGTCCGCTGCCGATCGTTGCGAGAAAGAGAAGGCCTGGCGAGCCGTAGAACATGCCCTGGTCCGCACTGCCAGGCGGCGCCGGTTCGTAAAACAGGTTGACTAGCGTCTGGGCAGCCAGCGGCAGCGAGCGCGACTGGTAGGCGCTTCCGAGGAAGTCGGTCTTCACTTAGCGCGACTTCACAATCAAGCGGGAACCATCGGGCGCCAGCAAGCGCTCATTTCGCGCTGCAGACTCCATCCAGCCGGACCACATCGCTTTCCACATTGGAATGCGCGAATCCTCCCCAATAAAAGGCGCTGCCTCAGCCAACGCGCCGAACAGATACACCTCGGGATAGCGGTTGAACGTGGCGTGTAGTCCCGTACTGATATCAGCCGGCTTAGCGTAATACCGCCCGCCCACCGTTCCCGTAGCGGTCGGGTAGAAAATCAACGTGCGCCCCTTCTGCGTGTAGTGACGCGAAGGACCGCCGCCACCGGCCGTCAAGAACCGCTCTAGCTGATCCTCGCTCATGTAGTCAAGCGGCTTCTGGCCGGAGAACTGCACGCGCTTGAGTGATAGGCAGTCGGTCGGTAACGTGGCCGCGTTAGCGGTGACCACTAGCGATAGAGGCAGCTCCATATCGGACACGCGCAGGCCCGCCACGCCTGTATCGCCCTGGTACACACGCGACTCACCCAGCGCAATTAACAGGTCAAGCGTGTCTTGATCTAGCGCGCCAGAATTGGCATCGTCACCGTCAATGAACTTCAGGACGGCAACGCGAAAATCGGTGTAGTTGGAGAAGACCATTAGATGCGGCCCTTCCAAACACGGAAGACGCCGTTGTCGGGGTCATCCAGAAAGCGGATTTGAATCTTTTGGTCGCCCATGAACTGCGCCCAGGTAATGCCACGCTTGTTACACCAGTCGATGATCACGGTGCCATCCACGCTCGCAGCCAGTTTCCAATCGCTGGACTGCTTGAAATCGCTGCTCTCGCGGCAATGCGTGACGAGGGTGTCCAGATCCTCGCCGGAGGTGCCATGCACGAAGGCGACGGTGTCCTCGTCAATGTCCTGAATCCACGCCTTCATCACGCCTCCCTTGCAAATAAAAGGGGCGAACCGAAGTCCGCCCCTGTGTCACTTCCCTGTAACGTCCGATTACGCGCCAGACACGGTGCAGTCACGGATTGCATACAACGGCTTCTCATCCCGCACTACCAGCGAGGTTTCGGTACGCACCTGCCAGTTCTTGGCATCGCCGACCGTCGCAAGCTGCTCACTCTCAAACGGACGCAGCACCGCAAGGGCCACCTTGTCCGCGTCGAGGATGTACACCGTGTTGCGCAGACCGGCAGTTGCACCGGCCATCACGCGGTTAGGAACCACCTTTGTTACGCCGAAGTCACTGCGGTAGAAGTCGAACGCCGCATTCAGCACGGCCGCCTGCTTGTTGCCAACCTCGTTGGTACGCTGCACGCCGCCAGTGAAGCCGGAGATGCGGACCTTGTGGGCGGGCGAACACAGAACCACCGAACCGTCACCGCCATTCTCATAGCAGCTCTGGATACCGGCCTTCAGCTCCGTTTCGCCGAACGCCGTCAACGCACCGGCCACAGGGGCGGTGTTGGTCGTCGGGTCTGGCGAGGTGCCGATCACGCGGTCGTTGGTGATGAAGCCGTACAGGCCGCGCTGCTTGGGAGCAGTGGCTGACGTACCGGTGACCGTCGCACCCGAAGCGATGGAGGCCGCTTCCTGGTTGCGCTTCAGTTCGATCATCTTCTTCATGCGCAGGCGCTTGGACTCGCTATCGCGGCCGTACTTCTTCACGCGCTCGGCAGTGTTGGACACAGACACGGTGTCCTGGAAGATCTGGGTACGGTTGTTGAGCAGGGTCGGCTCGGTCTGCGCGGCATAGGTCGCATCCGCACCTTCAATCGCGCCAGAGGTCTGATCCGGGGTGGCGTAGGTGTCGCGCTGCCATTCGAAATAGACGTTATCGACGGTCTGACGCTCGATCATCGAGACCAGCGGGGCGTCGGACGGGTTGAAGTTGTAGATCTTCTCGATCACATCTTCTTTCACCTTCACAACGGAAGGGGTAATCAGGGTATTGACGGGCATTTCTCTAATCCTTTAGAGGAGATCGGCCAGCGTGTTCAACGAAGGCTTGGCGGCATACGCCTTGTCCTTCTGCTGACGCCTAGCCAGTTGGGAGGGTTGGTTTTTGGCCTGTGGAGTGGCTACTCTTGAGAGCTGGCTGACGGGTTTCATCGTCGCTTTCTTCTCTAGTAAGGCGTCGTACTGCTTGGCCTTGTGTGCCATCTCCCAGAAGCCCTTTTGCACGAATCCCACGTCCACGGTCTGCGGAGTCAAGCCGTATTTACCGGCGTAGGCCGCAAGCTCATCAAGCGTGTTCTCGTTCCAGCCCGGCAGGGTGCTTTTCAGAGCAGTTTCGGTGGCATCGGCCTGCTGCACGATCCAGGCTTGCCGTTGCCGGGCCTGTTCATGCTGCAAACTTCCGATGGCCGAACGTGCCTGTTCCAACTGGCCCTTTCGTGCTTCGTACTCTTCTTTCTTGGCGACGTAGAAACCCACGTCCTGCTGCGCCCATTCCGCGGGCGGCGGTGCGCCTAGCTGCTCAGCAAAGAACTGCTCCAGCGCCTGCAGGCGTGCTACTTGCTCGCTGACCGCATGCTCCTGCTGCCGGTAGAGCTGTTCGGTCTGGCCGCGTACCGTCTCCAGACCCTTGCGCTCTTCTGCCAGCGCCATCGTTTTTTGCGAGTAGTCGAAACCCTTCTGGGCCAGCTCAACGACTTCGGATTGCTTCAGCGGAATTTCCTTGCCCTCGTGCTTTAGCACGATGGTGGCTTCCTCCTCACCTTCCTCTTCGCCCTCTGCCTCTTCGGGCTCATCGACCTCTTCGCCTTCGGACTCTTCCGGCTCATCGCCTTCTGCCGATTCGTCCGGCGTGTCCCCACCCTCTTCGTTGTCCATCAAGCCGACAAGATCCGTAAGCGTGGCAACGCCTTCGGTCGGCTGGCCCTCGGGGCCGTCACCTACCATAACCATAAGTACATCCTTGTAATGACAGGCCGGGATGGCCTGCCCTCCGTCCCTTGCGGGATTAGTTACAGCGCGTGTCTCGCGCCGTCTGAGGTCACGGCCAGAGGCTCGCCCTCATGAATCTTTGCGGCACCGTAGACGCCCGCCCACAGCGCACCTACCGCATCAGGCCAGTACACGGCGCAGACAGGGTTAGCGTTGGTCTCTATCGCGCTCAGGAGTTCCTTGACCTGAAGCCAATCCTTTCGGACAGCTTGCGTTCTCGGTCCAACTTGTCCGCCGCCAGCTTTCCGCTGCGCATCGTCGCTTCCAGTGTTGACCGGACCAGCAGCAGCGCCATCAGCAGCCGGTGCAGGTGTTCCCGATCGTCCTTGTCCCTTGAGTTTTGCCATTTGGCGTGGATCTCCTTTTCGATCTGGTCGTAGCTCTCGGCATAGACCTGGTTGTTGAGAACGTCATCAGCCAAGCGGCCGCGTTCCACGTCTTGAATGTCACTCAATCGGCTGCTCCTGCGGGCTCAGCGTCTGGAATAGCTGCTGAACCGCATCGGTGAGCATGGCGACCTGTTCCTTCAGTGCCTCCACGTCGTCCTGGTCGCCGTCAGCAAGCTCCATCTGCTGGACGGTTTGCGCACCTTTCAGGCGGCTCTCGTTGTCAGCACGATCTGCTGTCTGCTGCTGCAATTCGAGCTTCGCGCCTTCTACTTCGGCCTTGAACTCCAACTCATGGGCCTTCAGATCCAGCGTGGCGCCCTTAATCGCCAGATCGCCCTCCTTCGACTTGGCATCTGCCTTCAGCCCTTCGTTCTCTTGCGCCAACTGCTGCATCTGCTGCTGCAATTCGCCCATCTGCTCCTGTTGCTGGGCCTGCAGTTGCTTGAACGCCTCGGGGTTTGGCGGCATGCCGGTCGGCTCCGGGTCCACGAACTTCTCAGGGTTCTTGAACTCGTTGGCCTCGATAGCCAGGCGGAGTAATTCGGCAATGTGCTTGGGCTGCACGATGCCGGCCGGGATACCCAGCGAGCCCATCATCTGCGCCACGGCCATGATGCGGACCATTTGCTGATCCTTGCTGCCTGAGCCCAGGCCAACGTTGATCTTCACGTTGAACTGGTCGCGGAACTCGCTTGGATTGATCGGGACGAACTGCCCATTAATGGCAATCATCTCGGTTGTGTTCTGGTGCTGGATCGACAGCTTCAGTATCTTGGCGAAGAGTTGCTTCATACCCACCGCGAAGAAGCGAGCCATCAACTCCATCCGCATATCGGCTTTGGCCGTCAACAACTCCGTACCGCGCGCCGTCTTGTTGAGCGCGTTCTGATCGGTGCCAGCGCTGTAGCGATTGAAGCCCGTGCGGTTCTCAGCCCATGAGCCGATGTATTCGTTGAACTGGTATGCCGGCGCGCCCAGGGAGGGCTGCACAATCGGCTGGATGGCATCGCCTGCCGGCCCCTGACCACGGATCACGCCGCCCGCACGACTGTCCAACACGTCGTCTATGTTGACGTTGGCGTTGGTATTGACGTAGGTCCGGCTGTTGACCGTCAACAGCATGTTGTCTTCGATTGCCCGGATGGTCCGGGTGCGAAGCTTCTGGGGCTGGATGGCGCGGTCTGCCGGGCAGTCGCCGAAGAACGCATGCGAGCGCGGAATCGGGCAGATCCACACGAACGGGTGACCGTCGGTCTGCTCAATGGCGGACTTGCCATCGTGGTAGACCGCGATCTTGTCCTCGATCATGCAGACTTTTAGCCACTCGGCTATACCGTCGCCGTCTGCATCGAGCTTGATGTACACCTCGGCGAAATCCAGCTCCTCATGCGACTCGTGAGGGGCCGCATAGCTGAAATCGTTGTCGTTGCCCAGCTCCTCCAGCATCGCCGAATTGGATGAATGACTGGATTGGCCGAACTCGCTCGTGTCGTAGCCTTCCTGCTCCAGCTCAAAGCGGCGCCGGGGGAATAACTGTCCGATCATCGCCGGCTCTGCGCCCCAGCGGGAGTTGATGTCGACCCGCATCTCCGAGGGCGGGCAGGCCTGAACCCTGATGGCCTTTGCGCGCGACTCCTTGCGCACGGTGAACTCTATCCCGCCCCTCTCATCCTGCTCGGGCTCTCCATCAAGCTCCCAGCCCTCTTCCAGCAGCATGACAAGCTGCTCCGGGGTCTGACCTTCGTAGCGCTGCTTAGCGTCGCTGGCCTCTTCCTCGGCCCACACCTTGGCAAAGCCCACCTTCTGCAGCAGTGCATCCTTGAACCAGTCGTGGATGACGCCTACACCGTCGTTACGGGTGTAGAAGACATGGTTGACATAGGCAGTCGCAAGCTTGGCCTGCTGCTCGCTACCGGGCTGCCCCTTGCCCTCAAACATCACCGCTTCATCGGACCCGACGAACATGCGCATGATCTGCGGCAGCATGCCGTCTACCGTGTCGCTTACGTCCGTGGCTACGAAGTCAGAGCGGTCCTCTACCTCGGGCGGCGCAAGCTCGCCCGTAGCCTCTGCGTTGTAGAACTCCAGGTTACGCTCACGCGACATGTACACGTCGCTGGACGGGGAACCAAGAC